CCGGGAGATAAAACTGCATTACATTACGGAAAACAAATTGAAAAAGAATTTGGTGTTCGTGTAAGCGATACTACAAAAGTTTCTTTATTGGATGATTTAGATAAGTGTTGGGCAATGGTTGTTAAGAATAGTAGTCCAACAGTTGCGTCACTAATGAACGGTGTTCCAATTTTTGTGACTGATCGCAATTATTGTCAAGCAGGACCGTTAGCAAATACAGACCTTACTCAAATTGAAAATCCAACACGTCCTGATAGAGAAAAGTGGTTATGGAAACTTTGTGCTAGTCATTGGAACTTAGACGATCTAAAAAATGGCAACTGTTGGCGCCATATGAAAAAATACGTCTAATTAGGGATCAACATAAAGTCATCTTTACGTTGTTCTGCAAACTTATACCCCCAACTTTCAACTAATTTTACAGTATCAATACTGCTACGTCGTACAGTTGTTTTCTTGCTTCGTGTGACTTCTAGTGCAACTACAGGTTTACATCTTTTAATAGTTTCTTCTGCACCAGCAAGTACAAATTCTTCAAAACCTTCTACATCAATTTTTATTAAATCAATTCTATCATAATTAAAACTGTCAAGGGTTCTAATAGGAATTTCAACAATTTCTACCATATGTTGTTTAGGATGTTTACCTGCTAGATACAACTCTAACTGCTCAGGATCATTAATAATTTGACTGTGTCCTGCTGTCTTTTTTCTACGTTTAGCATACATCTTATCATTTGTTTCACCTAAGCCACAGTCATGTAATACAATATTATCATAGCCTTCACAGTTTAATTTTAAACAATCAAATGTTTTAGGAATAACTTCAAATGCTTCTACTGTGTCATAAAACTTTGACATAGCAGTTGCCATAAATCCATAATTAGCACCAATGTCAACAAATACTCCTCGTTTATCTTCAGGTACAAACTTGTTTAAGTATAAAGGAAAGTTTCCTTGCCAACTAGGATCACCACGCATGGCTACCTCTGTATACTTCATCATATTTTGTTCTTCGTCACATATCCACCAATCGCCTGATTTTTTCATTATTTGTCTCCTCGTAAGTGCTTTCCGTATCTATCTTTATACCAAGGACTAAACAAGTTATATTTTAAAAATTCTTTTAATAATAAAGAATCTACTTGTAAATCTGTTTCCAGTTGACGTCCTTGAATTTTCTTTTTTCTAACCACTCTATTCCAGTCTTGTATTGTTTGCACCTTAGTGGCGATTTGTGCATAACTCATTCCTGCTTTGCGTTCCCAGTCCATTGCATTTTTAATGTTTGCAATTTTTTCTGTACGTTGTGTATCATTTCCAAAATAACTAAAATGCCAACCGTTTTTAATTACAGTGTGTCTTTTAAAAGCACCTGCTTTTGTGTACTTGAACGCACCTGTGCTTAATGGCTTTTCTTCTGGTAGGTTTTCTAAATTAGTAATTCGTGTACCTGGCCAATTACGCATACGTGCATACCAATCAAGATATACAACTCTTAAATCTTGATCACAAACAATTTGTTTTTCGCCTGCTTTTAACAAACGTTTAATTTCTGCCAATCCTCTTTTATCCCAAATTTCATCTAGGTCACTGTAAAAGAAAATTGCTTTATCAGTTATTTTACGTGCTTCATATACTAAATGATCACGTGTAATATTTTGTATTGTTTTAAGATTTGTGTGTTCTTCACTATCTAAATATTCATCAGGATGTTCAACCCATTTATATACAATTTTATCTTTAATTGTTTGCGGTAATGATTCTAAAACTTCTAAAAACTTTTGTTTGTTTGGACGACATCTCCATGTTTGATTACTTTCTACAATAATAAACTTATCTACTACATCACTTAGGTAATTAAGTCTAATAGTACACAACTCTTTTTCGTTAAAGTAAGGAAAAGCATCAATGATCATATTATGTCCTAAAAATAATTGGCTGAATGTGATCTACTTTTTGACCTAACTTAAATTCTTTTTTCATTTTTTGTTTGTGTGGCATAAAAGTGTACACTGTGTCGTCTTTTAATTCTTTAATTGCATTTAAGTCCCAAGCAACTTGTGGAAGTTTATGTTTATGAATATATTCGTCTACATATCTTTTTACATCAGGAATTTGATAGTCATCAAACACAACAACTTTACTCATCTCAAGTTTTTCGTGATCGTGTTTTACAGATTCATAACTGTGTCCGCCATCAATGTAAACTAAATCATACTTGCTTTCTTTTAGGGTATCTTGTGTCCATCCTTTAACAAGTTCGTATGTAAATCTTTTATTAGATATTCTTTTTAATAAATGGTTTGCGTAAGTATAGTCGCCCGGACCTTTACCGTTAATCTCTTTTAAATCTGTATCTTGATCTGCAAGTTCAAATGCATCATAGCCAACATAGTGTAATTTGCTAGAATGATTATCAAGTACATACTTACATAATTGTTCTGCTGTCTTACCTCTATGTGTTCCTATTTCACAAATTGTTAGTTCTTCGCTGTCACTAAACACCTTGTCTAGTAATTGCATCCACGGCACAAACAGATGTTTTTTCATTTCCAATAACTCTCAGTGCGTTCTACTTTAAGATCTTTATTATAGGATTTTCCATCTACTTTTCTATTACCTTTCATATGGTCAATGTATGCACCAATACTACTGTTGATAATAGGGTGTCCTTCTCCTTGGATTGAAACATTACTTAAACTATGTTCCATAAAGCCTTCTACATTTCTAAACTCTTTTACAATTTCATAAAACACAAAACTGTCGTGCCATTCTTTCATTGTAAAAATTCCTTCCTCTGCATGATCCCAAACCCATTGGAATCTACTTAAGAAACGTTTAACAACTTCTTCTTTAATTGCCATAGAATAAAACCCGCATTCTGGCCATTTTGGTTCTCTACTAAAATAACAAATATGTTTGTTTGCTGGAACAAAGTTTTCTAAAAAATTAATTGGCATTGCACTATGACACAGTGTATCAGCGTCCATCCAAATTAATGTATCCACATCTGATCCTTCTAAACTTTTTGCACAATCAAATATTGCAAAAACTTTATGACAAAAACGAATAGCGTCCCATTTAAATCCTTTGTGTGAATCTACTCTACCTTTTGGATTTTCTTTACCATTTGCTTTAGGTACATCTTTCCATTTTGCTTTAAACTTTACAATACCCGGATTCTCCATCAAGTTTCTAATATGAATATTAGTTTTAGTGTGTAGTGGTGCACAGTTTTCTGCGTACACATATAAATCGATTTCTTCGGGCCAATTTTTTTCAAAACTGTCGATCATATTCTGCCCGTACAAGTTCATACCATCTTCATTGAACGTTGTGACTACCGCAAATTTTCTTGACATTTTATCCTCTAATAAATATAATATACGTATATTTAGTAGGTATTAGATGAAGTTCAAATTATTCAGAGAGAATGGTGCATTAAACAGTCAACCTGTGTTTGATGCATTTAGCACAGGATTAACACAATTAGGCCATACAGAACACGAAGATTTTGATGTGGCTGTTATTTGGAGTGTTCTGTGGAACGGTCGTATGTCAAAGAATAAACCAATTTGGGATTATTGTCAGCAAAATAATAAACCTGTAATTGTTTTAGAAGTTGGCGGAATTAAAAGAGGCACAACATGGAAGGTAGGTATAAATGGAATCAATAGAGATGCTTTTTTTGGCAATAGCGGTAATGATAGCAGTCGGGCTCAACGACTCGGATTAGAACTAAAACCCTGGACAACTGGAAAACATATTGTTGTATGTGGTCAACATGATAAGAGTCATCAATGGAGAGATATGCCTCCTATGAGTGCGTGGGTTTCTAACGTTATTGACGAAATTAGAAAACACACAGACATGACTGTTTACTTTAGACCACATCCACGTTGTACATTGCCTGGCATTGAACACGAGTTTAAAAATGTATACAGGCAAATACCAATACACATTACAGGCACATATGATGATTTTGATTTTTCATTTAAAGATGCTCACGCAGTTGTAAGTTGGACTAGTAATCCAGGAATACAAAGTATTATAGGTGGAGTTCCTGCTTTTGTTGGCCCTAGTAGTTTAGCATGGCCAGTTGCTAATCAAACATTTGATACTATTGTAAATCCAATCAAACCCGACAGAGAGCAATGGCTCAACGATTACGCACATACAGAATGGACAGTTGAAGAAATAGCAACTGGAAAACCTTTGGAAAGATTAATGCCAAAATTGGTTGACTTTTCATAGGAATCTGTTATAATATAAGATATATAATTAATAAACATTGGTGACATAGTCATGGTGAATTCCACATTACCCGAAGGGGCAACTAACACAATCGACGACGCAATCATGTTTCTTGGAGGACGTGGTATTGGATACACTAACTCTTGGGAAATAACAACAATAGCAATTAATCAATACGACTTGCCTATTGTAAAAAGTCTTTCTGAACAACTTGAAAGAGGTCTTGCGTTGACTGAGAAACAAGGAACTATTGGTGTTAGACTTGTAAAAAATTATCAACCAATTCTTAAAAAATATGGGTTTGATACAGACGAATTACTTACAAAGAAACCTTTTTCAAAACCATTTAGAGTTATTGATAAAACAAAAACACTACACATTGATGGAGAGTATATTGTTTGTAAAAGTCCATTCATTGCTGACCTAGTTAACAAATTTAAGAAAAGAAAGAAGCCTAGTTATACCGCAGGAGTATATGACGGTGAAAACAAATCGTGGTCGTTTCAACTTAATGAAACAAACGTGCAGTTTTTATTAAATGCTACAAAAGGTAAGGGGTTTGACATTGATCCTCAACTTAAAAAAATTGAAGATAAAACAAAACAAATTAAGCACGACGGATTAGACTATTATCCTGTTCTTACGCATGATAATAAATTTATTGTTAAAAATGTTAATATACCTGAACCGTATGCTTCAGAACTAGCAAGTATTACAGATCCTGCTCAAGCAATTATGTTTAGTAAAATGCTAGGTTGTTATGTTTATGATGATGCCGTTGCAGTACAATTAAAAAACCATCCACTTAACAAAATATTGTTAGATCATAAAAACAAATATATTGTTAACAAAAAAGTTCATAAACGTTCAGACTTGATGAACATTATCAAAGCAAGTAAGCAAACTGTTATTCTTGTTAGTTCAACTGATGTTGATAGTTTGTATGAGTGGATCAATATGTTTGAACTACATAATTTAACTAACAAAACATCTGTGTGTTTTAGATACAAAAAAGACAACGAAGCAAACACGTTTATAAAAGAAAAGGGTGTTAATTTGTTTGATCCTACAAATAAAATACTAATTACAAATGAAAAGATTCCTAAAACATTTGTTAAAAATGATATAAAACCAAATTTAGTTTTAGTTGATTTGCCTGTGGAACCAAGTCATTATAAAACACAATCGTATATTGCTAACAAGCCGTTAGTTGTAAATTTTACACACAAAGGGGATACCAATAGTGGCATCTTGTAAACTTATTATTAAAGATGAAGTAAACGTAAAGTTTGAAGGTCTTGATCTTCAAATGCGTAAACATCTTGTAAACAAATTTAAATATGAGATTCCGTATGCAAGATATTTGCCTGCATATAAACTAGGACGATGGGACGGTACTGTAAGTTTCTTTGGACTAGGTGGTACAACATATATTAGTATGCTTGAAGAAGTTCTTGTTGAACTAGATAGCAAAGGAGTATATGTAGAAGTAGAAGATTTGCGTGAACCAACACAACTTAACTTTGCAACAATTGATGAAGAGTTTTGGGGTGACACTTGTTGGCCTAAAGGACATCCTGCAGAAGGACAACCTATTCGTTTACGTGACTACCAACTTGAAGTTATTAATAACTTTTTATCTAATCCACAAGCACTACAAGAAGTTGCAACTGGTGCAGGTAAAACTATTATCACTGCTACACTTTCGCGTTTATGTGAACCATATGGGCGTAGCCTAGTTATTGTTCCTAACAAATCGTTGGTGACGCAGACAGAAGAAGACTATGTCAATTGCGGCCTAGACGTAGGTGTGTACTTTGGTGATAGAAAAGAGTTGGGTCACACTCATACAATTTGTACTTGGCAAAGTTTAAACATTCTTAGCAAGAAAACTAAGAATCACGAAGCGGCAGTGACTTTCCAAGAAGCAATGGAAGATGTTCGTTGTATTATTGTTGACGAAGTACACCAAGCAAAAGCAGATGTACTTAAAAACTTGCTTACACAAAACTTTGCACACGTTCCTATTCGCTGGGGACTAACAGGTACTATACCTAAAGAGCAATTTGAGTTTCAAGGCATTAGAGCAAGTTTAGGTGATGTTATTAATAACATTAGTGCAAGTGATCTACAAGCAAAGGGTGTACTTGCACAATGTGATGTAAACATTATTCAAACTGAAGATGTACAAGAGTTTAGATCATACCAAGAAGAATTAAAATATTTAACAACAAACGAAAAAAGAATGGAATGGGTTTCAAAATTAATTGCCAAAATAAGCGAAAATGGCAATACTTTGGTACTTGTTGATAGACTTTCTGCAGGTAATATGCTACAATCATATATTAATGACAGTGTCTTCATTAGTGGAGAAACAAAAGCAGACACAAGGAAAGAACATTATGATGAAGTTAAAACTGCTGATAAAAAAGTTATTATTGCAACTTACGGTGTTGCCGCAGTTGGCATTAATATTCCTCGCATTTTTAACCTTATTCTTATTGAGCCTGGTAAGTCTTTTGTACGTGTTATTCAGTCAATTGGCCGCGGAATTAGAAAGGCTGAGGACAAAGACCATGTCCAAATTTGGGACATTACAAGCAGATGTAAGTATGCCAAACGACATCTTACACAACGTAAAAAGTTTTATAAAGAGGCTAATTACCCCTTTACAATAGAAAGGATTGAAATTGATTAAATGAATATACTAACACTAGAAAATAAAATGTTTAATCTAAATAATCTTCCTAAAGAAATAAATGAAGATATTAGGTACAGTGTCTTAGACAACAGTGATCCTAAAGAACCAGACTATTTCTTTATGCCGTTGATCTATTTAGAAAGTTTTTCATCGCCAGCAGTTGTTTTACAAATAGGTAAACATCAAGTACAAATGCCGTTAGAATGGTCAATGCTAATTGGTGGCAGTGAAGGAAATGATTTAGAAGTATTGCCTTTAACAAGTTTAAATGATAGAGGGTTTGAAGCATATACTTTTAATCCGTTAACAGGCTTTAGACCAGACTTTACACCAGTAGACGTTGTTAATGTTTATCAAGATGTAAAATGGTATTTTCCTAAACTTAAAGCAGGACAACTACTAACTACGCCTTTACATGACGGAGAAAATCCTGAATGTGTTTTCTTTGTAAAAGAAGTTTCAAGGTCTTGCGAAACATTGGATTACAGTTTATTGTTTTAATATGTTTTTTAAAAAACCAATAACAGTAGATTTTTATACTGACGATCAACATTCTTTTGATTTGTTTAAACCAGACTTATCAAAAAAGTTTATTCCTGAGTGGTGGAAAAAACTTCCTACTAGTAGAGAAGACAATCACCCACACGTTCATGTACAGGACCTAGATGTTGCAGGTATGAAAACCTGTCCAGCAATTATTGGTTATATGAAACAAGGTATTATTATGCCTAGTCCAGCAAGTTTTGTTGTTCAAAGATTTATGGACGGAAAAATTGCTTTTGATGTCTTACCTGAAAAATTCAAACAACCTAGCAGTCATACATCTGATGACTATGCTGATCACAAACCAGGTTTTCATCATATTAAGTTTCCGCTACCTTGGAGAATTAAAACAAGCGAGAGTATTGAATGGCTGTGGACACAACCAACATGGCATCAATCAAATCCTTTAAGTCATTGGTCAAGTCCTGGAACAATTGATTTTAAATATACACACGTTGCTGAGTTTAATTTCTTTTTACCGCAAGGAAGTAGATTATCAATTAAACCAGGAGAACCTGTTGCTCAACTAATTCCTTTAAGCAATAGACCTATTAAAATTAATCATCATTTAATTACAACAGAGGAACTTCATCGCCTAGACAACTACAAAGGATGGAGAATTAATAACTTTAAAGAACGTCTACGATTACAGAAGGAGAAAGGGTAATGACTATGAAGGCAGGTAAGATATGGGGACAAACAGAACTTATTCATGCAAATGGTGTACTAGAGTTTCATCGCATTGAATATAAGGCAGGGTATAAATGTTCAGAACATGAACACAAATATAAATGGAACGGATTCTTTGTTGAATCGGGCAAGATGATTGTCCGTGTTTGGCAGGATGACCAAGATGGATTAGTTGATGAAACTATACTTGGTCCAGGGGAGTTCACGCAAGTGAAACCCGGCAAAATTCACCAGTTTGAAGGTTTGGAAGATGGAGTCGCTTTTGAACTATACTGGGCAGAATTTAATCATGACGATATTGTTCGTCGAACAGTCGGCTCCATAGTAAAAGGAAAGAAGTAATATGTTTGGACTTTTTAAAGACGTTGATAAAGCAATGATGTTGAAATTAGCATTTCTTCATGTTGTTGTTATCACAATCTCAAACGCCCTAGTCAACATTCCAGTTGAGATCGCAGGCGTTAAACTAACTTGGGCGGCATTTACGTTCCCGTTAGTAATCTTAGCAACTGACTTAACAGTTAGATTGTTAGGTAAATCAATTGCACGAGCAACTATTGCGGCGGCATATCCTTTAGCCATTATTGGATCTATTGCAGTAGTACTTGCTGAAGGTGCACCTGAAAGTGTAGCACTACGTATTGGCTTTGCATCAGCAACTGCTTATGCTATTGGTACATTTTTAGACGTTTATGTTTTTCAATATATCAGAGAAGCATATACAAAAGCATGGTGGGCGGCACCGGCATTATCAACTATTGTTGCTAACGTAATTGACACGTATACATTCTTCGCTGTTGCATTTAATAACAGTGCTGATGAATATATGGCAACACATTGGGTTGAAATTGCAGGCTCACAAGTTGTTCTTAAAATTGTAGTTGGTTTGATTATTTTCTTACCAGCATACGGTGTTCTACTTAACTACCTTAAGGGCAAGTTAGCAGATAAAGAACAAGGATAATATGGTCAAGATATACGAGTCTCCGGATGGTGGTGAAACTGTTTATGAACGTGACACTGATACCGGGACTCGTGTACTTGTTTGCGAACCACATTGTCCTGAATGGCATATTGATAATTACGAATTTATTGAAATGCAAGAAATGGCAAACGAAGGTAATAGAACATTGCAAAAAATGTTCAAACAAATTAAAACAGTTTATGATTTGAGTAAAGAAAATGATTCAACCAATTAGCACAACACCAACGCTAGTATGGAAAGCAACTTATCCAGGAGATTTCTCATCTGCGGTTGTTCGTGCTACTAAACAAACAATGCTTATGCCATCAGATGCAGGTAGTATGCGTGGTGGTGGAAAAACAAACGCTAATCATAACGACCAAGATCCACATATGTGGGAAGAACTACACGACTTTATGGTATGGCTTCAACCAGTTGTAGAATCAGTTTGGAAAGAATGGGATATGCAAGATATTCCGTTAGAAGTAATGAACAGTTGGACAAATATAACTAATAAAGGTGGATACGTAATTGAACACGATCATAGTCCTGCACATATGGCGGCAAGTATCTACTTAGAAAAACCCCAAAACAGTGGAAATATTGAATTTAGAAATCCATTGCATTCAAGTTGGACATATATGCCAAGAAGTCATGCAGATTTCAGTAGACAAGACTTCTGGCAGGAAGTAAAATGTAATACTAACGATATATTATTATTTCCTGCTTGGTTATCACATAGAGTACAGGAAAACACTGTAAGTGAAAATAGAATTGTAATGAGTATGAATATTGTAGGAGTAAAGCATGGCTGAAAAGAAAAAGTTTCTTGATTTAAAAGCAATGCTACGAGCAGTTGATCGTAGAGACAAAGACTGGTATAATAAACTTAGTGATGACGATAAAAAGTTATTTGCACCGTTTATTGCAATGCGTTATGTAAGCAATGTAAAAGGCGATCAGTTTTTCCAAGAACATTATTTAGAAATGACAAACGAATTTGTCAATAAGCATCATTGGACATTAAGCAAAAATCACAAAGGACTGCTATGGAAACTAATGGCAATGTGTGGTGCTTATGAAAACTTTTTCCATCAGTATGTTGCGGCTCCAAAGAAACAAGCAAAGAATAAATTTGAACAATACGTACTAGATAAAAATCCTAATATGAAGGTAGACGATGCAACAGCCTTATCAACTATTATGTCAAAAAGCGAACAAAAAGAATATATGGAAGAACGTGATCCAAATGAATAAACGTGACTTTGAGTGTGTACATTGTGGCAAAGGGTTTCAAAAAGAAAAGACCCTTGTTGCTCACTTGTGCGAACCAAAGAGACGACATTTGCAAAAAGATGAAAAGCGTGTACAAGTTGGCTTTTTAACATTTAATAAGTTCTATCAAACTGTACAAAAGAGTAAACCTAAAACATACGAAGAATTTTGTAAAAGTTCTTACTATAATGCGTTTGTTAAATTTGGTAGTTTTGTGACAAACGTAAGTTGTATATACCCAGAGAAATTTATTGACTTTGTAATTAAAAGCGGAGTTAAATTAGATCATTGGTGTCGTGATGAATTGTATGACACATATCTATTTGAGATGATCAAAGTAGAACCTGTAGAGGGTGCAGTTAAACGTTCGTTAGAAACTATGATGGATTGGGGAGATAAAAACCAAGCACCATATAACGATTATTTCAAATATGTAAATCATAATAGAGCAGTTAATGATATTAGATATGGTCGTATTAGTCCATGGATGTTATTAAATTCTGCAGAAGGTGTTCAACTTTTAGAAAGTTTTAACGACGAACACTTGAATATTATTGAACCTGTTTTAGATATTATATATTGGAAAAAACACTTTACAAATAACAAAGATGATGTTAAACTAGTAAAAGAAATAATAAAGGAAGCAAACATTGCCTGATGTTGATTTAGATTTTTTTGATCGTGAAAAAGTGCTAGAAAATTTCAAGCACATTAAGGCCTCGCGAATAGAAAAAGGAACTCTTAAAAAGCACAACACAGGAATTTATTTTCATAATGCACCTGTCAATCCTTTTACAGATATCTGTACTATCGATCACAAAGAAGCAGACGAAAGAGGATATTTTAAAATAGATATGTTAAATGTTCATATCTATGAGAAAGTAAAAGACGAAAATCATTTAAATACACTATTACAAAAGGAACCGTTATGGGAATTACTTACCGAGCCAGACTTCAGCAACAACTTATTTCACGTCGCAGAACACAGCGACATTCTAAAAGAAATGAAACCAACGAGCATAGAGCAACTGGCGGCGGTACTAGCGATTATACGTCCCGCGAAGAGGAGTTTGCTTGGACAACCGTGGGATACGGTGATGAAGAACGTTTGGACGAAACCTGAAGACGGATCCTATTATTTTAAAAAAGCACACGCAGTAGCATATGCTCATGCGATTGTGGTACATATGAATTTAATTTGCGAAGAACTATATGAATAATAACAACGAAGAACATTTTATTTTTGAATACAATAACGAAGAAGAGGCAGAAGTAGCACAAGTTGCCGCACTATTTGAAAACGAAGCCGCATTACGAAAGCATAGAGATATGATGAGTGAAAAGCAATCTAAACCAAGTTTAGAAGAATGTATTGAGTGTGGAAATGAAATTCCTGAAGCAAGAAGAAAAGTAGTACCGGGAGTGGAACTGTGTGTAGACTGTGCTAACCTACACGAAAAGTTTAACTAATTACTTTAATTTACGAACTAGTTGAATGCTTTTGCGTTTAACACGTTTTTGTGCAATATCGTGTAATCTAACAACAGGACCAAAAAGTATCTCAACATCTTTTGTATTGAAACTTTTAATCATGTGTTTGAACAACTGCATTTCTCTTTTAAGGAAAATGTTAATAGGAAGTTTTCTGTTTGATTCCCACCACCATACTTCACCGCACTGTAAGATTAATGTTTTTTCTTCGTCAGTGCAATTCGCAAGATCGTAAATACTTGTGACGCTGTGATCTTGATTAATAATGATCCCAACGTACTCGTTGTTTGCGTGTTTGATACCGCTAATAAACGGTATTGATTGTTCTAATTCTTCGTTTCTAATTGCCATAGTCTTTCATATAAATACAAGTAGGATGACACAATGATATGCTCAAAGTACCAATATATATTTATGAAACCGGTAGTACCATTTACAGTGATTTGGACTCCGGAGTAGAACAAGGATATGCACCTATGTATCAAAGCGATTTAAAAGTGTTTAAGGGGGTGTCAAATACCCTTAAATTTACGGTCAAAAATCAAGACCAAAAACCTATTGACATTAGTTCAGGAAACACATTCACATTTATGTTGCTAGACAAGGAAACAGGATCAACGTTTTTAAATAAGTCGATGACTGTTGTCGATGACGGAAGTACACGTTCTACTAAAGGTGTTATTACAATAGATTTAAGCGAAAGCGATACTGTTGATCTAGTATCACAAACTTATAGATTTTCTATCAAACGTACAGTAAATAATGTTCAGAAACCTACATATACGAACACATATCATGATGCTTGTGGTAGAATTGCTATTGTAGACAACTGCTTTACTACGCACACTGAAAGCGATAGTATTACAACGTTTAGTGGTATTACAGATTATGATACAAATATAACAACATACACAAGCAGTCATATTGATGCAAATGCAAGATTTAAAAGAGCAAACCCATTGCATACTATCCAATATGAAACTACTGGATATGACGGAACTTTATACGTTGAAGCAACACTTGATGTACAACCTAGTAATGGAACAGATTGGGTTGAAGTTAAAAGTGTAGCACTATCTAATTCTACAGAAACCAATTATATAAATGTAAATGGAGTATATAGTTGGCTAAGAATTAAACATATTCCTTCCATTTCGAACACCGGAACACTTGACAAAGTCCTCGTAAGATCGTAAAATACTAGTATGAATTCGATTCAATCTAGTGTCACCGCCGCATTACCTTCGAAAAGAAAACAAACTCCTAGTGGGTGGATTTCTTTTGATGCACCTTGCTGTATACACAATGGCGAAGGTGCAGACAAGCGTAAGCGTGGTGGTATGATGTTTAATGGTGATGGTACTATAAGTTATCATTGCTTTAACTGCGGGTATACAACCAGTTATGTTCCTGGTAGAAACATATCTTATAAGATGCGTAAACTATTAGGATGGTTAGGTATGCCAGATTCTGAGATTACAAGAATCAGTCTTGAGGCTTTAAAATTAAAAGAGAATTCAAATGATGAACACGTAATTATTACACCAACATTTGAAACTAAGAAACTTGCGTCAGGGGCTAGTCTAATAGCAGACAGGTTAAGACGAGATGATGTTAAACCTGAAGACTTAGAATCAGAATTCATAGGAGCCGTTGAATATATTTTAGGCAGAGGCCTGATGGTAGATGATTATGATTTTATGTGGACTCCAGAGGGTTCATATAAGTCAAGGCTGATTATACCATTCTATTATCAAGGGGACATAGTCGGATACACTGCTCGAAAGATAGGAGACGGCTCCCCCAAATATATTACAGATAGCCAACCGGGGTATGTTTTTAATTTAGATAGACAAAACTATTATAGACGTTATTGTTTTGTTGTTGAAGGACCAATTGATGCTATTTCAATTGACGGTGTTGCTGTACTACGTAATGACATCAGCGATCAACAAGCAATGTTAATTAACAGTTTACAACGGCAAGTAGTTGTTGTTCCTGATAGAGATAAAGCAGGACAGGATCTTGTAGAAAGTGCATTGCACTATGGTTGGTGTGTTAGTTTTCCGCCGTGGGATAAAGACATAAAAGATGTTAATGATGCTGTTAGAAAGTATGGTAGAATATATACACTAAAACAAATTATAAACAGTATTGAAACAAATAAACTTAAAATAGAAGTAGTAGCAAAGACATATTTCAATGATTGATATTAAGGAAAACGTACTAGAAAAAACAGATCTGTTATTGCTACAACAAAATTTAACTAGCAATCTTATTCCGTGGACGTTTAATCATAACGTTGCTTACGGAAGCGGAAATATGGAATATGGGTTTAGTACAACTGTGTTTGACGATAATAAATTAGAAAATCCAAGTCTAGCATATTTGTTAAATCCTATTTTAGAACATTTAAATAATAAGCAACTTATACGTTGTCGTGTAGGATTTATATTTTATTCAGGACAAAAAGAAAATGAATATCATTCTCCGCACGTTGACTTTGAAACTGAACATACAACTAGTTTATTTTACGTAAACAATAGCGATGCTCCAACTGTGTTTTACAACGAGTTTTACCCTACAACGGCTAAAAACTACACAGTTCAAAACACTGTTAAGCCACAAGAAAATACGCTAATTACATTTAACGGACTACAATATCATAGCAGTAGCAGTCCAAGACAGCCTGGATATAGGTTTGTAATAACGTTTAATTATAGGTGAAAAAATGTTTGATTTAGTTTATGCTTGTGGTGATAGTTTTACACACGGAATGGAAATTTTAGGTGATGCTAACGTTAGCGAAGAAAACAAATACCATGCTTATCCAATGCAAATTACAGATGATCTAGGTATTGCAAATAATATGAACAGTGCATTGCCTGGTGCGCCTAATGAATGGATTGCACGTACAACTGTATTAGATTTAATGAAACTTCAACAGGAAGGACAAGATCTTTCTAAAGTATTTGTTATAGTAGGTTGGAGTGGTATTAACAGATTAGAAATTACAGCAAAAGAAGAAATTAAAAATTTAAAAAAGATTGGAGCATGGCCTCCACTTGGTATGCTATCAACTGAAATTGAAATGTTTGGAACCAACTTTGTTAACCCGAATACTACTAAATGGATGAAAGACGGCAACGGTGAACTAGTTTGTAATTTTGGTGACGATGCACAAATGTTTTGTGCTCAGTTTCTTTGGGACGAAGACCTAGAACACGAAAAATGGTTTGGTTATATAATGCTTGTAAAGAACTTTTGTGAATCAAATAACATCAAATACTTTATGCATAATAACGTTCATGAATGGAACAGAGGACTTAAAATTAGACCTAACATTTTAATAGATAAAGCATTTGACGAACATTACTATAAGTTCGATACGTTTAGTTTTAGTCAATGGGCAAAACAACATCACAACTATGGTATGCGTCGCGAAGGACACTTTAACAAGCAAGTGCATACAGAATTTAAAAACCTAATATTGCCATACATAAAGGAACACTGTCTATGAAAAAAATATATGCAATAGGAGACAGTTTAACAGCAGGTGCCGAATGTATTGCTGACAGCGATATGTCAGAAGCAAACAAACGCCATGCTTATCCTATGTACGTTGCTAACAAATTAAACTACGACGAATGTATTAATAGAGCATTGCCGGGTGCAAACAATGAATGGATTGCTAGACGTTGTGTTCAAGATTTAGAAGAATTTAAACGTGCAGGAGAAGATTTAAAAAACTATTTTGTTATAGTAGGTTGGAGTAGTATTAATAGAGGAGAAATTAGTATTAGATCTATCAAAGACAGTGTACAGCACGATCAAGATCTTAAATTAGAATTTACATCTGATATAGTGTGTGCTGAAATGAATCACTTTGATACACTGTTTATTAACCCTAATGTGACTCCTAATAAGACAAAAGGTGATGGTGAAATTTTTATTGACACTTACTGGCAAGCAAGAAACTTTTTTGGTAAGTATATGTGGGACTATGAACTTGAATACGAAAAGTGGTATACAAACATTTTATTGTTAAGAAACTACTTACAAAACAATGTAGGCAACTTTTTGTTTCATAATAATATACATCCTTGTGAAGTACGTAGTGATGTGTATGATACTGTTAACTATTACGACCCAACCGGCGAAAGTTTTAACGAATGGGCAACAACAAACAATTATAATAGAATGGCTTTACATCATCCTGTAGAAAAAGCACACGGTGATTATAGTCGTTTGCTCGTAAAATATATCGAGGAAAACTTATGAAACACTATTGGATAAAAATTAAACTTTGGTACGTGACATGGCAATCAAAGAGAGCATTAAAAAAGAAACTTAAAAAATTACAGGAGAAGGATCCTTTTATATACAAGTAGATGTTTATGACAGAATTTAAAGAAGGTATTTTTAATTTACTAAAAAGACTTATAGGTGGTAGTAGTTTTACACTTGCTGTTATCTATACACTTGGACATATTGTTATTGCAATGATTAGCAATAATGTAATTACAGGTGCTTCTTTTGAATTAGCGGCTGTTGATGCTGTTGTTGAACCTATCATTAACGGCGTATGGTTTTATGTACTACACTCGTTTTGGAAAAAGTATAAGGGTATATCATGATAAACGATTATAAAACACGTTGGGGTATAGTAGCAAACAGTCACGATGCTAGTTTGGCTGTGTTTAAAGGTATACACCCTGTATGGGCCTGTTTAGCAAAAGACTTCACTGGCGTTGAAAATGATCCTCATTTAAATTACACAATGGTAAGTGTAGCAAAAGAATCTTACGGTATGCCAGATGAGATAGTATGGTACGAGTATCCAAAACTAAAATGGTTGCGTCAATTATGGGCAGGACAAGGTATTCCTTACAGTGATACAAATGTAAACTATTATTTACAAAACTACGGAATAAGCAAGGATTGTAAACTATCTTTTACAAAACATCACGAGAGTCATGCGGCATATGGATATTACTCTGCACCAAAAGGAAATACTCGTTGGGGTATAGTTGTACTAGATAGTATTGGCGAGTTTGAAACGTATACTATATGGGACGGACTAGGTGGACGCATCAAACGTATTCACAGTCAAGGCTATCCTCACTCAATTGGATTGTGGTACAGTGCAATGACTCAACGCATTGGATTAAAAGCAAATAGAGATGAATACATTATTGCTGAAATGGCTAAAGAAGGAGATCCAGATCGTTATATGAAAGAGATTAACGAACTGTTTGATATAAAATATCCTAGCATTAAATTCAATGTTAATATGCATAGAGGATTAAATGCTTGGCTTCCAGATGCTAACGTAAGAGATTTAGCGGCAAGTGTACAAAAGAAATTTGAAGAATTAATTATGGGCATTAGTGTTTGGTTAAAAGAAAAACACCTATATGATCAAGTATGTTTTATGGGCGGGTGTGCATTAAACAAACCTGCTATTGACAAAGTACGTGAAGCCGGTATGTTTGAGAAAATACACGTTCCAAAACATCCAGGCGATCCCGGCAGTTGTTTAGGTGCTGTTTTCGCCAAAACAAAAACACAGGTTGACATTCCGCAAGATTTATGGTATAATAATACAAACAAATAAGGTAAAGAATTAGTGGCTGAAGAATTTAAAGAAGATATACAAAAACTGTTTTTAGAAATGTTTCTAAGCAATGCAGAAAGTTATGTGCGTTGTCAAGGAATATTTGATCCAGATAACTTTGACCAAAAACTAAAAGACACAGCAACATTTATTAAAACATATGTTGATGAATATAAAGTTATGCCTGAACTTGATATTGTTAACAAAAGTTGTGGTGTTGGTTTACAAGATGCAAGTAATGTTGGAGAAGAGCATCACGATTGGCTATTAGATACATTTGAAAAGTTTAGTAGAAAGAAAGCACTTGAACGTGCAATTTTACAAAGTGCTGACTTACTTGAAAAAGGTGAGTATGGTCCAGTAGAAGGTTTAATTAAAGACGCAATCCAAATTGGTCTTGCAAAAGACATGGGTACTGATTATTTCTTAGACCCAAGAGCAAGACTAATGAAACTAAAAGACAACAACGGACAAGTAAGCACAGGATGGCCAAGTTTAGATAAGAAGTTGTTTGGTGGATTCAACAGAGGTGAACTAAACATTTGGGCAGGTGGTTCAGGTGCAGGTAAATCGTTGTTCCTACAAAATATGGCTGTTAACTTTGCACTTGACGGCATGAACGTATTGTACATATCATTAGAACTTAGTGAAGAACTTGTAGCAATGCGTGTTGATGCAATGTTAACAGGAATGGCAACACGTGACATATTTAAAAATATTGACGATGTTGAAATGAAAGTTAAAGTGCAAGGTAAGAAAGCAGGAAAGATTCAAATCAAATATATGCCAAGTGGTAAGACTGCAAATGACTTACGTTCTTATGTTAAAGAGTGGCAAATTAAAAACGGTGTACAAGCAGATGTATTACTAATTGATTACTTAGACTTGTTGATGCCTATGAGTAGAAAAGTTTCACCGAGTGACTTGTTTATTAAAGACAAGTATGTATCTGAAGAACTAAGAAACTTAGCAATGGAAACACAAACAGTATTTGTGACAGCATCGCAGTTAAACAGAGCGGCTGTTGAAGAAATTGAATTTGATCATTCGCATATCTCAGGTGGTTTGAGTAAGATTCAAACTGCTGATAACGTGATTGGTATCTTTACATCACGAGCAATGAAAGAACGTGGACGTTATCAAATACAGTTTATGAAAACACGTAGTTCAAGTGGTGTAGGACAAAAAGTAGATTTAGATTTTAATATTGATACTTTACGTATTAGTGATCTTGCAGAAGAAGATTCGCAATCATCAACATATACAAGTACAGGCTCTTCAATATACAATAACATCAAAAAACAAAGTACAGTTGATAACAGTGAAGAAACTACTAGAAGTGATCCAACAGAAGGATCAACAGTAGGTAAAGTTAGTGGTAAAACACAATCAACTAAACTTAGAGATCTTATTAAATCAATTAATACTGAATCAGATTAAATCAGTAATTGGTGCTTCTGGATCGTTCTCGACAAGCAAGATATCAAAAGCGGCTGTGACCCTAGCATTATTACTTCTAACTGTGGCTCTTACATCAATATCGCTTTTCTCTGGTATTGGTGGCGGAAAAGCAAAATCGTACATATACTGTGATCCGCCAGCAACTTCAAAGGTATGAGCAACACGGAAGGTTGTGCCTACTGTGTTTCTGCGAATAAACATAAAGCCTGTGGCATCTGCGTTGGCCTGTACAGTCATAGTTCCGTGATACAAGTATCCAATGTATCCTGCTGGTATAGTATAGACAGCCATCAGTGTCTGTCCAAGGTCGGCTGTGATACGAGCAACTGTGGTGCCGCCTGCGGCTCCTGCTTCGATGTCAATGTTGCCTACGTTCACTACGGCTGTGCCTGAACTGACGTAGGCTCTATTCACCCTACGCCATAGTTTGGTGCCTACTTGGTCTGCACCTGTGATTGTGATGTCTTCGCTTTGGAAGTTCCAGTCGGCATCTAATCCTTGTACTGTGACAACCAATCCGTTATCTGCGGCATCGTTGCGTTCTACATTTACTACTGCTGGTGTGTCCAATGCCGTCCAAGGATACAGTGTGTTAGATACGTCCCAGATTGTGCCTGTGGTGTTGATGCTTAACTGCGGTACAGCACCAAACTTGTGATTGAATGTGTGATCTGATGAGTAGCCTGATGCTACCATTTGTTTTAGATCGTAGTGCTTTCTATTAGCCATCTATTAAGTTGCCCAAGGCCTACCAGTTTTTAATCCGCCAGTATTTGCATTGTCAACTACATTGTTTGTGTCGTTATCACCAACAGCATAGCGAGTTGGAAGTTGTGTTGCATCTGCTGTTGTATCAGCATAACGTCCTGGCTCAACAGCATTACGATTTGTTCTGTCTGTTTCTGCTAGAGCAAGTTTAGCATCTTGTCTTGCTCTCTTAGTTGTTAGTGTTGATATACCATTTGCCGCCATTGTCTATTCCTATCTTGTTTGAAATACTTTAATTCTAGTATCTCCGTTTTCTAAAATTTCAGTCGTATACGCATACGTTTTAATACTAGGATACTGCGTCTTCCAGTATTCTTCTAGATCTTTATTACTCGCACGACCGGTGACATAATAATAGATTATGCCTTGCGGTGATTTATCTCTTGTTAGTGTATACAACTTGGTTTCTCCTGTGCTATTATTTATTGTTAAAAGAAGGTTGATGTAGCATTTTCTACACAGGTTTTAACACACTCTTTCCATAGCATACGAGGATTTCTATCAAGTAAATCCTTTGGTATAGCAGTGTCTAACCATTGATGCTGAGGTGTCCAAGGATGTTCACCTCTCATTTCACCATCTAGTTGTCCTGGTGCCCACGTACACATACCTAGTGTACAAATCCATTTACTAGGGCCTCTGCCCATTTCCATTTCTTTAAACATTGTAGCATTGCTTGTAATTGTAAGCGTATCTGTAATAGGCAAACTATTACTCATAACGCAATCACTTGAATGCAATAGATGTATTGCCTGTTGCTCTACAGGTCCGCCAAGATAACATTTGGTATCGTTTGTAATACCCACCTCAGGATCTGTAATTACATCTTTAATTGACAACGTATCTAAAGGTTTATTAATCTGTATACCCCATGCCCCACGTTCGTCGTGTTGCACTAAGAGTATAACGCTTTCTTTAAAGAATTCCGATTTACTCGTGGGTTGTGATACTAGTAGTCTTCCAGTCATGTCCATAGTAATATTTATTGAATTTTAGTGGTACAAGACGTTTGACCAAGTTCTAGTTTTTCTATCCACTCGCCGTCAGGACCAATGATACCTAATGGACATTGTAGTTTTTCTATAGGCTCGCCAGTCATTGATAAACTGCTACCACTTACCACAATGTACATTCCAAATGTTTTAGCATACATCTGTAGATGATTTTCATGCCACGTATAGATTACAGGATCCCAACTAACACGCCCACCTACATTACAGTTAACACTACAAAACAATACACGAACACCTTGCTGTGCATATTCATTTACATAATAGGGATTACCATTTGGACTCACACTAGGTGTTGCCCATATGTCGTTGCAGATCAATACTCCTGCAAGTGTGCTGTCGTTTAGAGGAAACACACTATTTGAAAAACCAGGTATGTAAGCATTACGTTCTCCACCACCTTGTAGAGTAGTTGTGAGTAGACGTTTTGAATAAGCACCTTGAAACCCATTGTGATATATCCTTACTTGATTGTAGGGCATACCATCTGGTTCCATCCAACCAGTTCCTAGTAATAGATGTACACCTTGTGTGGTTGCGTGACCTACTACATATCTTTCTGCACTGCTTAGTTCTGTAAAGTTGTTGCATTGATTAATTACAGGAGGAGCAAAGTATCCACTTAGACTACCTTCACCCGTTAACACAAAACCCTGACTGTTGTCAATAAGAGAAATTAATGTTTCAACATTGGTGTCAAGGTCTTGTGTAATAGGAATCTGTGTGGCTGTTAACTGCGTCATACAAGTATTTAAAATCTGTGACTTGCATGACGCTGTGTTTTGACTACCAGTTGTTAGTAGACTTTGGACTGCGATGTGCGAGTATCTTACCCACATTAGGTCCGTGCTTTACAACATATCCTGATGTACCATTTGCGTTTATATCAACTTCAGATCTAGAATGATTTAGGATCTTACGTTTACGTTCACGCTGTTTTTCTTCGCGGTACATTCGATGTAAATGATCGAATCTATTCATGTCACCCTCCCCGGTTAAAGTTTAGGTGCGTTCCTTCGCATTATGCTACTTCCGGCCTTGTGGCTGAACGTATACGTATTTAGCATAGGTGGTATGCACAAAATAAATAAACACACCAATAACCATTATGGAGAACAGCCATGCTGGAGTTTATACTCACAGTGAGCCTGGCATGGGAGCAGTGTTGCGATACCTATATAGGAACATTCCGCAACTGCGAACAAGCACAAACCTATTACGATCTTGTGTTAAGCGAACAGTACGGTGGCATGAGTTGCCTACACCAAGACTATGTGATGCTACCACAGGGTTTTGAACACAATTATATTTGGGTCACGAGTCCGATTGAGGTTTACGATTAACAACCTGTTGCCAGTGGAACAGTTCTTGTTCTAGTCTTTCTCGGTCATATGTGTCGAGTGTTTTGCGTATTTGTTCTTGTAGAACACGTATGCGTTCACGCGGATTGGTACGTTTTTTATTCTTCATTAAATTGATAAAACCGGTTTTTATTATTATACTTTAATGCCGGTCTCTTTGGGGTTTAATCTATATCCTCGTTGTTCAAGATATTCTTTAAAATCATCTATACTATTTTCAGGTACACAGTGTATTTCACCACTAGAGTAAGGCATTGCTTCTTGCAACTCTTGTGCTGTTCTACCACCTGCTTCTATGCACTGTTCAGGTGATTCAAACACTGGATCTTGTATTTCAAACCATACGCAGTCTGTGTTAACACAAACGCTTATGAATAGTATGATTAGGGTTTTCATAATAACACCCTCCTATATAATTATTTAATCTAGTGCGGGTGTATAGTAAACAGACTGTTTAACTTATAGACTGTATTTAGCCTAGTGTATGTAGATCGAGTTGTTTATTGAAGTTTTATACAACCTAATTCTATTTAACGGTGTCACCGCAACGTACATACTGAGTGTGTGTTGATCTCTCAAATAAACAACTCGTACAAGTATTTAAAACACTGAAGCATATACACCGGGAAATAGGCTCAAAACAGCCAAAAACAAGCGAAGCGTCCGCGGAAATTTTTTCTAGACTGCGAAGCAGTAGCGGTAGAGCAACGCAATCCGCGTAGCGGTTAGCGGTCAAAACTTTTACTCCCACCATAAATACTATTATGGGAACCGATGCACACTACATCGATGCTTTCACCAACCTCGTGCAAGACACGGAAAATCGTACAGGTTTAACACTGCCATATCACCTTAAAGCATACACTGTAATGATCCTAGCAGAACGCATGACAGACGGCCTCCAACCACGCAAAACCTATGCAGAAAGCATAATGGAAATGGAAGGCAGTACAGGTGCTAAACTGTTGGGTGACAGTGCTCTTTGGCTTACAGGTGTATATCCAGGTGTAGCACAACGCAACTACAAGACAGAGATTGGACGTATGGCCTACAGTCGTTTGACAACTGAACGACTATACAATAGGGATCTGTTTGTTGATTTGGAACGTTATATATACACTGTGCGTGACTTTATAACATACGCTGTACACACACCTAACCTTTGAATTTAACAGTATTTTCGTGTATAGCAGTTATAGTACTTGCAGTGACTTCCTTTACACGGTGTAGCACGTGACTATAACGCAGATAAAACAAGTAGTGTTCTTTCTCTTTTGAGTCTAGCCAAAAACGTGTACGATTAGCGTGTGGTTCTATGCTAATACCCATGTTGCTTAGTGCTGTTATAAAGCCTTGTGCTTGATCAAAGTCTCTTGTGTATATGCAGTATTCTTCAGCCATACGTATAGTTAATCAAAAAAAATCTGTACAAAAAAAATTTGAATACACTACTCTACAGGGGGGTGGTTGCTTTTACAGTGTGTGCGTAGTGGTGTCTTAAACGCTATATAAGCGTCATACACGGGTCTTACTAGCCTTACGAGTATGTTTGACTGCCCGAGACTGTTTAAGAGGTAATATAGCGCCTGTACGCAGTAGATACTGTGTTAGAGGAAGTTTTGGATAGTATGTACACTGTTTACGCATTCCAAAATACTAGTTATACAAACGATTCAAATACCTTGTTTAGAGAGGGGTATATAGTATGTAAAATTTTCTGCTACAATTTTTTTAAATTTCATTTTTTCTCCTGCCTGGTGATTCTGCATCACCATGGTTTTATATATAAAGCCCCTCGCCTTTTTTATTTTCAAAAAAGATTCTTCAGCCAAAAAAAATGAGCGACATCTCTGCCGCTCATTTCCAAACGTTCGCGAACCGTTTGCGATTAGTCTGCTCTGCTACCCATATACGCAGTAAAGCCATACTTGCGGAACACATCTGCACAAGCCTGTGCACCTACTTCTTTAGCATCCATGCTCTGTCCTCTGTGCTCTGCAGGATCCCAAATGCTATACGCACCACTGTAATCCTTTTCAATGCCAGCGGCTTTGAATGCTTTACCTAGTTTGGTATTGCCTTTGATGTTGTAGATGTTAGTCCAAGCAAAGCCACAATACATAGGCTCACCATACTCATTGCCACCTGTGCTCTCTGTCCACTCTGCTAGGAACTTGGCTACTGCTTTCTTTGCTTCGCTTACTGCTTCTGCTTTGATAGCACGTATGTCATCTGCTGTATACTGCTTGATGTCTTGTGCTACTGTTGCCATTGTACCTGTTGCTGAATTTAACATATATCGCTCCTTGTTTTGTAGTTTGTAAGTATATAATACAGTCACTTTGGGTTTGTGTCAACCCCTTATTCGTCCCAGTGTCGGCCCTTGAAATAGGATACACAGACTTCTGTGAAGTCACTGCCCTTGCTGTAATTGGTGTTGACAGTAAAGCCTAAGCCACGCAAGAAGCGTTCCAATTCGCCTCGTTTGCCTTTAGTGTCTACGTATATACGACTGTCTCGACCGTAGGTCTCATCACCAATGCCCTTTGCATTCAATCCATCTGTGCTATATGCTTCAGTGTTGAAGAATAGATCCAGTGCTTTGAATAGTTTCTTTTTGGATAATTTCACGTTCGCTCCTTATAGTTTGTCAAAGCCAAATGCGGCTACTTCATATTTGTCTGTGCCCAACAGCATCTGGTCGCCCATTGAAGTTGAACGCAATCCGTACTCCTTGCCTTCCGGAGTAAGTGTAAGTGGAACCATTACTGTGATGTCTGGGTTGAAGTCTGGGTTGGTGTGTGTTTCACCTTCCCATTCAAATGTAGGACCCTTGCTCCATGAACCCTCAATGTTCTGTGTCACGCGATATGCGTACTCCAATGCTTCAGTGCCCGTACGCTCACCAGCCTCTACAAATGCTACCACGTGTGGATTGTGCTTGTCCGAAAATGCTGAATGAATTACTGCTACCTGTGTCATAAGTTTCGCTCCTTTTGTTTAACTTATACATATATTATAGGCTCACTTTGGATGTTTGTCAACCGGTTTTTCCAATTAATTTGTCACTGATTTTGTGGCCAAAAGGAAGGGCAGTACCAGAGGAGCGAATTCCAGTACTGCCCTAAGTTAACGCGACTGAGCCCCTTTGAGCGAGGGTAAGAGATTAAGAGGCTCTTAACACAGTGGTCGCCGCGTAATCCCTCCAATTTGAAGGGAAACTTTTAGCGAGGTCAGCACATTTAAGTACTGTTCGCAAACTCAATTCACGTAGTCGAGTTCTGTTCTCATCAATGAACTCTACCACGTCGTCTTTACGCTCTTGAGGCATATCATACTCTTCGAGCATACCGTCACGCACAATCTGCTTGATACGCAACATCTTCTCACGTTCTGTGTCAATTGTTAGGTCAACATAATGACAACGTGATTCAAGTGCTTCCAAGTGATCTTTAAGTTTCTTGGATCGCACGTTTTCAAACTTGATGTTTGTAATAAAGATCGCTGAACCTTTGAATTCAAAACGATCTGGAATACCTTCTGAACGCAGTAAACGCGAATCAGTGTTCCAACTAATGTATCGTTTCTTACTAGTGTCCAGTGCGGCCTTAAGAATGTTCAGACTGATGTCATCTAGTAGGATCGAGTCACAGTCATCAAACACAACTACGTTCTTTGGATCGCTGTACTTGAACAACTTAGCATAGAGTCCAATTGCTGACATTGCACCCTTAACGATCTCATATCGTCTCCTGGATCCTGATACATCATCAAACAGTGAATCCTTTTCAAGTTGCTGTTCAACACCGTATGACTTACCGACTCCTGGAGGGCCACTTACGATCATTGCACGTACATTACCTTCCTTACTGGCACGAGTCATCTCGTCTAGAATTTCAAAACGTTTACCAATACGTTCCATGATCTGCTCATCAGTTTCTGTGTCCTTGACACTTGCTTTTAATGCATCCTGCTTGACCTGATCAAAGTTGCTGTCAACGATTTCATAACTCTGTGGGCTCTCTACTTTGATACGTATACTACGCTCTGGAAAGCCTGGCTGTGCCGCGCCGTCAACTGTGACGTAGGCGCCGTTCTTGCCATCTTTGAAATGTTGGATTAGAGGAAACTTAAGACCTGACACACTCATGTCGTTGCCTCGGATCTTGTACGTACCCTCATTAAATTGAATTAGTGCTGTTTTCATTTTCGCTCCTTGTTAACAGTTTATATTATTATTTTAATTCCAGTCGTCGTAATTGTCAATACCTTCGACGCCTGAAAATTCTCCAAATTCTTCGTCCTGCATTTCTTCAATGCTGTCCATATCAGAGAACACATCATCTGAAGTATCGTTCTGTTCGATTTCATCAATCAGGTCTTCGAACGTCTTTACCTTTTCAAACGGATCAATCATTACAACGTCTCCTTATCAAGCACTGGTGCTTCTTCAATTGTGACAACATAAGCCTTACCGTTCATGTCATGCACAGTCATCATTTTCTTAGGTGAAATGAAATAACCCTCTGTTGGATGCAAGTCCCATTCGATCTTGCTCACTTCTTTAATTATACCATCCGGATCAGTTTGCTTTAAAGCCTTTTGAATGCTGTCAGCAATCTTATCGCAATACGCTAATTTTAACATTGTTCGCTCCTTCATTATCTATATAGTATAGCATCTTATGCTTACTTGTCAACCGTTAAATCCATAAAAAATACATGGTCCACAGCACGTTCGAACTCTTCGCGTGTTGCTGATCGATATGGAGATATTTGGATGAACTCCTGAGGGATTCGACTCCACTCAACACGGGAGCCATCCTCTCTCTCGATCTCGTGGAAGATCTTACGGTTGTCATCCTCCTCCTGCAGGTCCTCCACGTAGGTGTATCCACGATACTCCATTAGGCTGCCTTCTTGTAGGTTCGAGGGTCGACCTTCTGCATATACTTCATCTTGAACTCGAAGTGCTCTTTATCGAACTCATCGGTCATATCGAACTCACTCTCGAAGTCCTCAAGAGTCTGCACATGGCTTGGGAACTCTTTCCAACCAATGCCGTTCTCGATGCCAATTGCGGCAACGAACGCCATAGCATCCGCAGGACGCTCGAGGCCAGTGACCATGTAGTCAGTGCCCGACTTGAACTTCCAATAGTTCTGCCCATCGGAGAACTTACCGCTCTCTGCGTGTGCGCCGTAGTTTTCTAAACCCTGTGTAGTGACGATAAAAGTGTTCATATTGTTCGCTCCTTATTTCTTACTATACATATAGTATAGCATCGCTGTCCAAAATGTCAACCATTTTTTTCAACTTTTTTTAATATTTTTCTGCGCCTCTGCACCACTCTTCAGTTTCCAAACCGTCAGCAAAAGCCATCAAATCATGTGCCAATTCAGCCGCTTGTTCGCGTGTCAACTGCACATGACCTTGCCATTTTCGAGCATTAACTTGCACACAGGTTCCGCGTTCTGCACCGCCCCAAAAGCGTGTCAATGCTACACCCTGTGTTCTGCTTTCCAAATTCGTCGCCATTAGTACTCTCCGCTAAAACTGTCTGCGTCTAAGCCACGCTTTTCCATTTCATCTTCTAACGCACATTCGTCACCTAAGTAAGCGTTAGCCATCACTGCGTTATATGTCATCACTACTTCTTCGTCCGACATTTTGCTGTAATCAAATTCAAACTTCATATTGCCTCGCTTTCTTTATTGTTTATACTTACAGTATAACAGACAATACCGGTTTTGTCAACCGTTTTTATTCGTGCCCAAAAGCATCAGTCAAACGCTTACCGTAGGTTGCAACTTCACCATTCTCATCTTCTTCTAGTGAGAGAATAGGATCGTCTTCGAAGACCTCCCATGGCAGGGTGCCATCTTCATACATCTCGTACCACTTGTCCTCGGCACCATCCTTCCATTCACTCCACAGTTCACCTGCTGTGCATTTGTGGTAGCCTCGGAGGCCGCCTTCTAAGATATAGATGAGCGTGTCACTGCATGGTTGCTCTACGATCTCTTTGGCGATGATAGCGTATTCACATTGCATCAAACGCTCAGCCAACACATAGTGGGTCAGTTGGAGAGAACGACTGTCCTCTCCAACGATTGCGTCATCTTCCATGTCTTTGAAATCCTTAGGTAGGTTATCCGACATTGACTGGCTCCTTGTCTACAATGAACTTCTCTGTATCTGTTTTCTGTTCTTCTTCATACTCACGCACCCAATCCGAGAAACCAAAGTGTTCGTTGAGTTCATAGATGAGTCCAGCGTTAGGATCTTCCATCTGGTCCGCGTTATACTCGCTAGGATTGATCGTTGTATCACAACCGTCATCCCATTCACCTGCAAAGTCCATACCACCTTCGTAGAAGTAAGAGTGAATACTGCAATCCTCATTCTTTGCTAGGAAATACCCGTAAGCACCTGTTGGTGGTGACCATGCACTATCGAACCAACCCTGGATGGTTGCGGAGTCATCGTTCTCCACAAGTTCCAATCCGTCCATATCAACATCCCACTTGGTTGCCCAGTTGTCAACTCTCCAGTCATACCAGTTGTCGTGTCCATCTACCAACGGTTGTGGCTCTCCGTCTTTAGGCGCTGGTGAAGTTGTGCCTTCTAGTTCTGCAGGCATAGGATGTAGTTGTTGTAGAAATTGATTCGACTCTTTTGCTTTGTCGAATATTGATTTGATCTTTTCTTTAGGCCCTGTTAGCCTGATTGTGTTGTTGCACCAATTTGGCATCGCTCGCTCCTTTGCTTTGTTTAATTGTTCTTATATTATAGCACCGGTTTTACCTATTGTCAACCTTATTTCTTTCTCTTTGCTTAGGATAATTTTCCACAGTTTTTATGGCTATCTTTTCTAGTTCCTGTGGGAGGTTCAACCGATCGAGGTTGTTGTTGATGTTATTGATTTGAATTGCCCTCTTAATTACAGTGAGCAAATCAAATGAATAAGCGTGGGTGGGGACAATCAATGCCCCCACTACCACAAGTGCTGTGATGTAATTACGCAACATTTACAGTTGATTCTGTTTCAACTGCAGGTTGTGTAAGACTTACACCATACTTCTTAGCCGCTTTATCTAGAGCCGCTTTGATGTTTGAATCTTCGCCTGCAAATCCGATTGAAGATAAGTGCTTAACAGCATCACCTTTCAACATCTCTGTAGGAAGTTCTTTGATGTTCACGCCTTCGTGACCATTCTTATCCAGAACTTTGATTCTCATGATATCGTTTGCAAACCTAATTTTAGTTTTGCCATTGCTGGTTGATACACCTGCATATTTGAACGTCTTGTTTGTCATAACTGCCTTTCCTATTTTGAGTTATTAAAAATACAATGATCTCTCATTGTGATTATATAATAGCACAGTTTGGCCAATCTGTCAACCAAAAACTTTGTCCAAAATTACTTCTTGTCCAAATGATTATCATGAGTGTCTTCCGGAACATAGTTCGGGCCCATGAATGCTCTTGGTTTGGTGTGCGGGTGATTCCGTTTGTGTTCTTTCACATCTGGAAGATCAGTGTTCGCCACCTTTACAGACAATCCAAACTTATCCAAGATCTTCGTAGCGTTCTTGAACTTACGAGCGCCATGCTTTTCCTGGAATGCCTTAATATCAGCATTGGCCTGTTTCAATTCTTCCAAACTGGTCACCAAACGACTTTCCCACACAGCCTCAACGATACCGTTTTCATTTGTTTCAATGCCTGTTGGCACTTGAATTCGCTGATGTTGAAACTCTGTTGTCATTTGTTATCCTCCGGGGTATAGTGTGCTATTATTTAACTATACCCCGAAGCCTTTGCTGATAATTTCGGTTTACGCCGCCTTCTGTTGCTTCATCAACTCTAGGTGTCGCTTGAGCATTTCGATATGCTCGTTAATAGCAACCTCCTCTAGTTCGATAAAGAACTTTTTGTCGTATGCACAATAGAACCATTCGCCTATTGCTTTGCCTAAGTAATCCTTCTTACCTGTGTTCTTCATTAGGTAAATGTATTCTTCACCTGTGTTAAAGCCTTCAGCAATGAACTCTGCTTCGTCTTTGTAAGTACGGAAGCCTACATTCTTTTCGCCTCTGTCTCTGCCGTAGTAGACATTTTGGACATCGTGCATAGGATCATTCCTATCGTCGAAGTCTACCTTCGTGCCTACGATGTATTTCCAATTAGAAGCATCGCCTAGTCGGATGCCTTCTTCTACCTTTGCAGGATCTTCCCAGTGTTCGCATAGGGTATAACCTAAGCCACCCGGATAACCATCCCAATGTTGATATGCGGCAATGATTGTGCCGTTGTCTTGCTGTAGACCAATTCGTGCTCTTGTAGCCATTTATCGCTCCTTTTGTTTCAATTTATATATACAGTATACACGGAATTACCGGTATTGTCAACCATTATTTTTCACTTGAAATGGCTATGAATGCGCCTGTGCCAAACAAGCATAGACCAATGAATGCAATCATTAGCATCTCGCCTATCGTATTAGCGTTCTCCATACAAGCACCATCACAGTCGCCTGCTGAGCCAGCCATCATAATGATTCCTGCTACGATAAAAAAGAATCCCAAATATGTTTTCAATTGTTTCATTTCGCTCTCCTTATTATGCTTACAGTATAGCACCGGTTTTACCAGTTGTCAACCAAAAAATTACCAGCCGTGACTCTCGGAATCCATATGGTAGTCGCCACTTTCATTAGAGGATCCAGCAATGTAGGCATCACGCAGAGCATCACTCTCGAGGAACTTCTCTGGTATGCTCCAAGTCTCGATGTGTAGGTAATCGCTGTCGCATTTGTATCCTTCACCCTTTACACTATAACAGAATGCTCTATCATGTTGCATGATAAAGGATAGATAGGCTTCCATGTGATCAAAGTCATCGCCTAACCAATCCCAACCTTTGTCCTCGACCATTTCAACTAGGGCATCGTGATCCCTCTCCTGCAGGCTTTGGAACCTTGCTTGGTCCTTGATCTCTAATGTGTCTAGGTCCACGCATTTAGCAAATGGGTTGCCTTCTAGGTAGTCCGCATCGACCAAAAGCCATCTAAGCCTTTGGACATTGTACATATAGAAGTCCATGTTGTTGTAGTTGGCTCCCCAATCATCTTCTCTATTAAAGAAGAAGTCTAAACCAACCTTCTTCATACAGAGTGCCTCTCAGAGAAAGTGTCCATCCACTCTCCTACCAGCGTTCTTGCTTCACGTCTATCAACGTCGAATGCTTCTTGTACAAATTGTCCTGCGCCAAACATATTAACAGCGCCGCTCTCACGTAAGTCGTCTAAAAATTCGAATACGTTTTCTTTAAAATTATCTGACATATCTCGCTCCTATTTTTTTATTTTGTAATTACATTATAACAGACAAAACCGGTTTTGTCAACCGAAAAGTCTGCCTATTATCCCTACGATTGTCATGGTTGCATTTGTGGCAATGAGGGGTTTGTCCTTCATCATCACAGCCGCAATCAACCATAGGATACCACCGGTGATCTGTAAGTACCAGCCATCTGTGTTGCCGGAACTCATCAAACCAAAGCCGATGATTAGGGTGGCCGTAGCCACCCACTTCAATACGTTTAACATTATGCCGCCAACCTCAAATGTGCCGCCGGTACTCTCCAACGACCATCTATGCCACAGTCAACCTGTACATACTTGATGGCAGTCTTGATCACCGTGCCCTTAACGGTCTTACCATACCTACCGTCGAAGAATACTGTGTCACCTGCCTTGAGTGAGTTCGCCGCTTGTCTGTGTGCCTGCGATCTCGCATACTTCACAGCCTCGACTACCTTGTTAAGATCGTCTCTGTTCATAGAGTGGATCTCTGCAATGATTGTTGATAGTTTCATATATCGCTCCTTATTGTTAAATTATATAATAATTATAACAGACAAAACCGGTATTGTCAACCATTATTTTTCAGTGATCAACTACCGTGAAACTCAGCCATTGCTAGTTCATACTCAGCATCGTTAGAGCCATCGTCTATAATGACTCCTCCACCATATGCCATATTGTATTCGGCTTGCATCTTTTGAGCCTCATCGAGTGTATCGAACTGATCAATACACTCACCTTTCCAATATAGTTTAAACATTACGCCGCCACCTTGTCTGCTGTATAGTTTTCGAAATAGCGAATCTGTGTACGCTCTTGATATGATGTACGGTATTCAAACATCTTACCAAAGCGTTGTTTGAATGCATCAATGAACACTCCTGCATCACAATCTTCTTCGAGGTATGCAGTCTTGCCTTTGATGTATGAATAGCCTGAGATCTTATCTGTGATGTTGAATGCGATAAGATCTTTGAACGGAACAGCCAACCAGCCGTGTCCGGGATCAGTGTGAAAGATATAAGTCTTGTTTTCCATAGGTCGCTCCTTAATTAAACAATAACTATATTATAACTGGATTAACCGGTTTTGTCAACCAGAAATTGTCCAATTGCTCTAACTACTTCTTGGGCTTGGGTCAACAGTGGATCGATCATCGAGGGATCCACATAGAATAAAGTTCCAAAGACACCAATTGCAATACCAATTAGAATTCTCATTTGTCCTCCAATTTAACGTCGGGCAAGGTTTCGTCTTCCAACTTCTTAAGTTCGATGACTAGATTTTTGAATTCAGCAAATACATCTCTCACCACCATATCCGGTTTCTCACCACATGATGTCACCACCGGTTGAGACTCGGTGAAGAATGAATCTGTCTCTTTCAAGTCCTGCACTTCAACGAACAAGTAAGCCACAATGCCTACAGTGATCGCTAATACTATTGAGTTGAGTTTTTCCATACCATTCCTTTCATTATTTTTATATTATATACGGCATTACCGGTTTTGTCAACCCCTAATTTCCTTAAAAGTTCTACGTCTTTTATCAAAACGCATAGGCTTTTTGAACATAATCTTCTCGCTTGTGCCTGCTTTGATGTAGCCTACACAGCGATCGTTCTCTAAGAAGTAGGTATGATTTGGGGTATTGTCACCCCAAACCGTTGTTTCGACTAGAGTCTTCATTTACATACACCAATAACTTTCGCTTGATACACTCATAAAATGAGGTGTGTTCACGCTCTGTACTACAGGTTTCTCTTTTTTACTATCAAAGATTGAATAAACTGTTTCGAACTGTTCAATATTAGCGTGATAATCATCATGCTCAGCAATAGCAAGATCCGCCACACGATCTAGAGCCTCTTGTGCTCTTTCATTATCCCAACTGTATTTGCTTGCCTTTAGACGATCGTGCTTTGCTTGAGCCTTCTTTACAATACGAGTGATCGCCGCTTTTGCTTGACCCTCTGTGTTGTATTCGTGCTGACCGTAATGCGTATTGCCCTTACCAGTCTCAATGCGTGAATCTGTTTTGTGATAAACGTAAAATGTCATATTCGCTCCTTATTTTTTAAACTGTATATACAGTATAGCACCGAAATGCTATACTGTCAACCAATTTGTTTAACCTATACTAACAACGTTCGCAACAACTGCCTTTTGTTTTGTGTTATCCACAATCTCCATATCTACGCTCAAATAACTTTCGTCTTCGTCGTAGTGCCCCTGCATACCCTGTTCGCTACCGCTACAATATAACATACCACCTGTCACGTGTTGTAGCACGTTGCCCACCTCTTTATCAAGTTCGCCCGTGTAAGCAAGTCCGTTGTTCTCAACACCGCCTTTGTATGTTAATTGCACAATGCCTTCACCTATAGTAAAGTCCCCATCGTCGTATACGTCGCCTACTGTAAATGTAATTTGCAGTTCGTCGTCTGTAATAGCACAGTCACCCCAATAACCACCTGCATAGTCACCAGCCCAGCCTGTACCTAAACTAATAGTCACCTGTGCTGTGTTGCCCTCATCGCTAATGTGTGCAATGTTGTTGCAGTTTGCTTTTAGTGTTTTTAAAAAGTTTTGTAATTTTTGCATAATTTACCTCTCGCTTTTGTTAACTTACATATACTATTATATGCTCTTTTACACACTTGTCAAGTCCAAAATGCACATTTTTTTTAATTTTTTTGTGCGTCTATTTTAGCCAAGTGCCCTAGCAACACATCGTACAACTCGTGCTCAAATGCTACATCCTCAAAGCCGTTTTCAAACAAGTACTCTAGCGTCTCTTGTGTGTCGTCCTCTAAGTATGTAAACTCGTCGCACACTTTAGTCTCGCCTGTGTCCTCATTTGTAATAGCCAACCTAATGCAACTGTTGCCATTGCCCCAAGTTGCTCCCGCCTCGCTGTGTGCTATTGTGTAAGTGTACATTGTACGCCCTCTCGCTGTTTTTTAACTATGCTTTACTATAACACAATTTTCCAAAATGTCAACTGTTTTTTTAAATTTTTGTTATAGTGTAATCTGCAAACATAGACAATTTGCTGTGGAAAAATTTAACAGCATTAAACGGTGTGCGGAATTTGCGTGTAATAAATTCCCATTCGCCTGCGTCATTTAAAACGTGTAGTACATACATAGTTTTCGCTCCTCTTTTTAACTATACACAGTATAGCACCTATATCCAAATTGTCAACTATTTTATTTGCAAAAAAGTGGTTGACAAAACCGGTTTTATTTGTTATACTATAAGAACAATAAGAGAGCGAGGGGTAAGCCAAAAAACTCCACCGCCGGGAACGTTAAGCGAAAGCCAGATACCGGAGTCCAATACACTGCCGATGCCTGCAATTTCTACGCGGGGCCGGCCAGATCTCTCACTATACATATAGTATAGCATCAAATCAACTCTTGTCAACCGGTTTTTTCGGAAAAGAACGCGAACGAACGAACGACCACGTCAGACACAGCCCCTCCTCTGTTCAAACAGGATAAGTCTTTGATTCTATTAGAGTTTTTGGTCTAGCGACACTTCCACGGCCTCTCTCTGCAAAATCTGTCATAATCTCCCACATTGTTCGGCAACCTCGCCCCATAATCCGGAGCATCATTGACACCCCTCCATTGATAGGCCCCTTGATAAAGCCATTGACTATTGACATCCCGCCCTCGTTGATCAGTTATTGATGAACAGCCTGTTGATGCCAGTATTGATATTGATAGTATTGATATTGATAGAAGCCTATTGATGGTCATTGATTCAGCCTTTCTTAACATACTATACAGTATAGCATCATATGCAGTATTGTCAACCCCTATAGTGTATATACAGTAGGATCCGCTCAAAGACCTATACACACTATATGAGAGTAGTAAGCATAGTGAGCAGAGTGGGGCCCCGAAGGGGCCATTGTGGATCTAGGGTGAAAAACCATGTTCTTACGGTGGTCTACGGTGGGGTGGTAATAGTGGTAAAACTGGTAAAAGTGGTATTACGGTTCATAATCGTGGATTTACGGTGGTTGATAAGGGTGATTTTACCGGAAATGGTTATGGCGACGAGAGATAACCAAAAAATACTCCTACACGCATACGAGCACAATCCTTACAGCGGGGTCTATATATCCTTA